ATCAACGATGTTTACAATGCCAGGTTCAGGGTTATGTTGTTCCATAATAACAATTCAGTATAATTTATTTATTAGATGCGGAAGGTTTAGGCAATGCCTTTGCTTGCTTGACCTCTCTATCCGCAGCGGAATCAGCAGCAAGTTCGTTTCTTTCCGCAGCATCATCTGCCTGCATTCCTTGAATTTCGGGACCGAAAGCAGTATTTTGTTGCGTCATCGTATCCAGCATATTTTGCTGAGATGGATCGATAGCAAGACCAGAAGCAATATCGCCCTTCATCTGCTTATCAATTTCCTTGACATCCTTATCAGTCTGACCGAGGATCTCGCGGCGAACATAATCAACCGAGAAATACTTACCAACAAAAGGATCCATTTGAGTGACAGTCATCATTCTTTGGTTCATCATTTCAATCTTTTTCAGTTCATTGAAATGATTGTCGAAGAGATAGTCATACTGGATATGCTCCTTCATATCATCCCAGTCTTCTGGGGAGATTACTCCCTTGAGGATGAGTTGGGTCTTGAGAATATCGTGGAAGAGTTCACTAAATCTCTTACGTAGTCTTCCGATGAACTTGGTAAACTTGAGTTCGTCACGTAGGACTTCAGTTGTTTTACCGAGGTTAAATCCTTTGTTATCGTCGGTAAGACGAGAAGGGGGAAGGTTGAGAGAGTTATAAAGTTTCTTCTTGAAATACTCAACATCTTTGAGTTCGCCTAGGTTCTGACCGCCAGGTAAAGTTGTGATCTCAGTGCCACGTCCACCCTCTCTACGAGGTAACCAGAAATCTTCAAGCATACTCATGTGCTTTTTGTCGTCACGGATCTCGCCAGTGCTGGCATCGTAAACAAGTTTGTTACGATAACGTGCCATCACATCACGGAGATATTGTTCCGCTTTGACCTTTGGTAGATTGCCAACGTCAATGTAGAAAATTCTACGTTCAGGTGCGCGAGACAATCTGTAGATAACAAGAGCATCCTCAATCATTCTGAGTTGGTTGAGAGACTTGATTCCTTTGTGTAGGAAACTCAAATGCATTCTCTTGTTAAGATCTTGTAGTCCCGAGGAACAGAATGCGATAGAATCTGCGGCAATCTTAATTCCTTGGGAATTTGACATATCACCAACAGGACCGAGTGCTCCGCCTCTTAGATATCCTTTGGGATTGTACAGGAAATAATCAATATAATTGCCCCACTCGTATTCTAGGGCAGTTCCTTTCAGTGCTCTATTGACTCTAGGATCGTCAGAACCATTACTGAGTTTTTGCCTGACTTTACGAATCTTGAGCGGATCAATATAACGAAGTTCTAGAATACCTTTCTTTGGGTTGTCTAGATCAATAACTTTATGGTAGTATAGTTTACCGTCAATATACCAACTACGAATAATTTCGTGAGCGCGATTGTCAAAGTTCAACATCTGTTTGATTCTGTCAAACTCGTCACGAATTTTTTTCTTTACACCAGCTCCAACTTCTAAGTTGTTGAGGTCAACTTCAACGCAACTGTCATTAGCATCGCTAACAACAAATTCGTTGACAATCTCATCTACAGCAGAATCTACCTCAGGATGCAGAGACATGTCTCTGTACCTACGAATTAATTCAAACTCGTTTCTTGCAGTAGCGTCTGTGTCTACATACGTTCCAAAATAACCACCTGCTGCAATTGAAACTGGTTCATCAGCAGAAGGAGGGACAGGGGACTGACCCTTCTGACCCTCCTTACGGTTGATTTGGAAGCCAAATAATTGACTCATTACTATTCAAATCAGAATGCTATTACTATTTAGTTAATAGAAATATTGCTAGGTCCAGTCTTGGAGTCATCACCACTACCTGTGGATGCAACTGTCCAATATGAATATTGGAACTCAACACTGAACTCTTCAATCTGATCGTTGCTGTCATAAGCGAGATCAACTGCAGAAACACTGGTTGGGAACGCATACCATAGTTTGTATGATCTGAGTTCTGCACCACCCTCTGAACTATCCTTATCAAGTTGTCTTACGATAACTTGTCTGGTGTATCCAGTGGTGTCTGATGGATCAGCAAGTGCTGCGGTGTTTGGATCGTGTGAGTTCATTTGCTCCATCCACTTTTCAAACTGAGCACGAATCTTCATGTCTCTGTCTGTGATGAATGTAGCACTCCAGTTATCAAACGTTCTGTCTCCAGCAATTTTGACGGTTCTTCCTCTAAAAGGAACTTCAATAACTCCAATGTTGGAAGCAGGCAGTGCTGCTGACTTACACATGTATGATGCTAGAGTGCCATCTCCTGCATCAACTCCATCGGGGAATGTGAATTCCACCTTGAACATGTTGGGTCTAACACCCTGCTTAACCTGACTCAGGAATCCTGATAGTTTACTGTTAACGGTTGCCATGGGATTTAATTACTCCTTCTTTAGTATTTAACGGAAAAATCAGCGTCCAACGACTTCGCTGAATGAAACCCCAGTTCTAGTTGCAGTAAAGGTTACTGTTACGTAGTTGATGGAGCGGGTTGGTTTGATGAAAAGTTCCGCAACAAACTCATTGCGATCAACAACATCAGCAGTGTTGTTTGTGGCGTCACAGATAACTAGGAAATCTGTAATACCCTGCTGTGCTTGAATCTCATTGAGGTAAGCATTGATTGCAGAAAGGAATCCACCGCGAGTGGTTTCGTCGTTAATTTCAAATAGAACTCCCTTAGCGAGGTTCTCAACTCTCTTCTCAACGTTGAGGAACAAGCGACGAACATTGATTCTGTCAAACGCAGATGGTGCTGCGAGAGCAGTCTTGTCGCCAAACAGAACAGCACCAGTACCTGGGAAGGTAACGATTGGGTTGATTCTGTTTTGATAGAGTTCGTCTCTATCTGCCTTGTTAGGATTGAATGCAAGTTTAATAACGTTTCTGATGCCACCACGGTTTAGACCTGCGGGAGGAATCCAGTCAGCGACTGTCTCGGAAACGTTAACACATAGACCAGCAACGTCACCGTTGCAAGGTACATAACGGTACTTGTCATTGAAGCGGTCATACATGTACTTGTATCCGCTGTCTAGGACTGCGTATGAAGTAGATGTGATTGAGTTGAAGAAGTTGATTGTGTTTGTTCTCTGGTCCGCAGCAGCAAGAGCAGCACCACCAACACCGATCTGGTTATACTTGTGAGGAGATACGAAAGCGATGCAATCTTTTCTCGCTGCAGCAAGTGCAACAACCTTCTGTGCCTTGGTTAGAGTGTCTGACTCAGATCCCATTGATCCACCCATGAGGAGGAAGTCAACGGTTACTGCTTCGGTATCTGCAAAAAGGTCATACGCTGAGGTTACTTCACCAGCAGTGTATGAATAATCGTCAGTACCACCAGAAAGAGTTTCTGTGTTAAGTGCTGCTAGGAGCAACTTGTCTCCAGAAGAAAGAGCACTTGATGCCTGACCCCATGCAACGCCACCACCTGCGGAGGTTGGCTCTACTAGACCAGTCAAGTCTGCACCGTGGAAGATGTATTCAGACTCAGTGTTTACGATATCCTTGTAATAGATGTTAGCGCCTTCAGCACTCTTAGCATCGGATAGTTTGGAGAGGTATGTCTTTCTCTCTAGAACTGTATTAGCAGCACCAGAAATATCGCCAGTTGCGTCAATGACAGCAATGTGAACTTCGTCGTATGATAGACCTCTAGAAGAAGCAAATTCTGAAGTTCCAGGGCGAGGACCAACTGCAGATAGTTTTAGACCAGTTGAACCGATTTCGGTATTTGTGTACCAGTCTTTAACACTTGTGATTGCGATGTTGTCATCGCTTACAGTATTGATCGTGAGGGTTAGATCAGCAGTAGCACCTGTTCCTAGGTTTGCTGCTGGGCAAGTAACTGTGTCGCCTTGAGCATATCCAGTACCACCGCTAACGATAGCAACGCCTGTTACAGCACCACCAGCGTCAATGGTAACGTCAACTCTTAGACCAGATCCAGAACCACCAGTAGGATCTACAGTGTGAACACCATTCTGTGTACCAACACCAGCATAGGCACCAGCAGTAACTGCTGATACAACACCATCTCCTGGTTCGTCAAAGATCTCGGAAGTTGTGAGGAGAGTTGAAGGATTTTCTAGGATG